GTGGTGAGGATTTAATTCATAAGGGTGCATCATCTCGTAAACTCAAGATGCAGACCAAGATGGTAGGTGTTATCAAAGCAAGTCTTAAAGAACATGATACGAAAGCGTATGAATTGTTTAGTAAAGAGATTGCAAAAGCTGGTGATGTAACAACCCAGAAAAGATTTTATATGGGCGAATATGGTTATACAAATACCAAAGATGTTCTACTTGGCAAAACTGACAAACTAATCAAAGCAGAAAACTTTGATAGATTTGAGATGGAAAATATCATTACATGGTGGAAGAAACTTGCGTCTAAGAGATACGATAAAATGATTGCAGAAGATAAACTAAGAACTAATCTAGAAGTATGGAATCAATCAACAATGAACACGATAGATATTATCCGATGAAAACTTACATACATGTAAACCAACATAAAATAAGGGCGAATAAAAAACATGGAACTAATGAACCAGTTATCACGATTAAAAAAGGTCGTGAGAATACCTACTGTCACGAAGTTAGAATTCTTGGCGATTCTATTGTTCGTTATGGGGGTAACGACTCTCCTATTCTCTCTTGCGGCGCTCGTGTCGTAATTGAAACGGAAGCAGAAGTCGAAGTTGTAAAGTAGTATACATAATATAGAGATATGATGATATATCTCGCTAACAGTATCAGATGATGATACAGGAGAAAGAAAATGGGAATGATTATTAAATCCTCAAATAAAAGAGATGTGGAAGCAGCTCTTGCTTCACTTAAAATTAACAAACATTACAGCATCAAAGAGATAGTCGATACTATCAAACAAGTATGCAATCATAAAACCGATACAACTAAATCATTAGTAATGGTTAGTGGCCCTTATACTGGTGCAACTTATCAATTAGATGATCTTTATGTTGATATGTCGTATCAACGTAGAATTAGACTTGCAAAAATTATCAATAAACTAAGAGCAATTGGTGGATTTGATAAGGATGTTGCTGGTTCAATTGATATTGCATTTCGTCCATGCACTAAACAACATTTTGTGTGGGATGGACTACGCAGATGTATAATGGTTGGAATGTGTGGCGGTGACCGTATTAGTGGTTCTCTTTACTCTCATGATGGAAATCTTTATACAGATGAATGTAAAAAAAAGGAAGCACGTTTCTTTAAGATTCGTAATGCTGATGGAGAAAAAATGTCATTTGAGGAAATTTTTAAATCTAGAGTTTCTTATGAAGATGATATTGCAATGTCGCAACTTTCACTACTTAAAAAGTGTGGATTGGATGTTGAAGGACTTAACCCAGAAGGAATACAATTAGGTGGGCTAAGAGCGTTCGATGAGATTTTCAATAAAATACCTAGTGAAACAATTATCAATGCCGCACAACTTTATAAGGAAGCCTGGAATAAAGAATCACAAGTTTTGGGTTATGGACTTGCTGGTCTTGCAACACTATTAGATGTTAAAGAGTTTGAGGATTATTATACCTATGATGATATTCGTTCGGCTTTGAGATCATATGCTCTGAAACATAAACCTAACACAATAACTAATCCAAGAATTAACTCTGCTGCTTTCAAATCTATTGCATATAATATTGCAACGAAAGTTTTGGAAGATGATAATGGACTGAAATCTGCTATCTTAGACAAAGAACAGATGGAAGTTATGGAGAGTTTTGAGTGAACTTATTTGAAATAGATAAAGAAGAGAGATTACAAAAGACTGTAAGAATACTAGTCTATCCAAATATTACATTCCAAAAGGATTTGGAAAAGGATAGTTATATTCAAGTTATTAAACAGCAGATTAATCTTCTTAATCAAATTCGTGATGATTTGTGGTTCTATCTTATTTTACCAGAACCAGTTCCCTCACTTGCATTTGATAATGTAACACAGTGGTATGTTCCTATGCCAACATATCCACCCACTATGCGTTCACATTTTGATGTTCCTAAAATTCAAAAATTGATTGGTAGAGAACTAGACTTTGATTTGGTTATGACACATCTACCAGAACACACACATGCATTGAAAAATGTGATGTATAATGTAACACACCACACACCATTATTTTTTGGGTATTCTCATTGGTTTGATGTGAAGGATGTTGTTGCGTGGCCCAAAGATGCTTTCTTACAAAATATTACTGGACTTCTAGAATATGAAAGATGTTATCTTAACACACAACACCAAAAAGACTTGGTTTTGAATCAAGCAAAAGAAACATTTAATGATAAAACTATTGCAAAATTAAATGATATCCTTACACCACAACACTTGGGGGTAAATGAAAAAGATATTGTTGATGACATTAATGAGACACCAGCAAGGATTATTGTGTTTAATCATCGTCCAGATACTTACAAACACTTCAAAGAATTTATTGCTGTGTGTGATGAATTGTGGAAACTAAGACAAGACTTTAAAGTTTGGATACCATTGTTAGATAAACCTAACCGTGATTATGTTGTAACAACAAAAGGAAGTAAAGAGTGGTATTACAAAAATCTACAGAAGTGTTATATGGGGTTCTCACCTAAACAAACATATGGTGGGTGGAGTGTTGCAACTACAGATGGTATGATGAACGGTGTTCCTTATATAATGTTTGATGACACATACTATCACGAACTAAATGCAAAGGGGGATTTCTTTAAGGATGACCATGAAGCACTTATGTTAATGAACACTTATTTGGATGACCCTCAATTTAGAAATGAACAAGCAGAACAGGCACTAGACTGTATTCGTGAAACTCTAATCTACAGAGATAAGATGAACGAAATGTCTGAATATATGAACTCGTTGTTAGAACAAACTCACTCTATGGGTGACAGTGAAAAATTCACAGACATTCTTAACTGGATTAAGAATAGTGGTAAAGTATCAAAGGAAGAACTAATTGACAAACTTGGTTGGGGAAGAGGTATAAAATGGACACCATATCGAAGGGCTCTAATGAAACACCCCAATGTATATGATGTAAATTCTTCTGAACCAAAATATTGTTGGAGACAATAACTTCTTGACTTCTACAACTTTCTTTGATATAATGACTGATAATCTAACATAGGAAACTGCAACATGATTGACGAAAATCTACTTATTGACTATACTCGTTTTGTGGATGAGGTAACTAGTGATGCCTCAAAAAATCCAGAGGAGTTTGGCGACTCCCTAGATATTATTGACGAAGCTGGTGTTCCCCCAGAACGACTTATTACTGCTGCATTGGGTATGTGCGCCGAAGGTGGCGAATTTACTGAGGTAGTAAAGAAGTGTATTTTTCAAGGGAAACCTATGGATGAACACACAATCTTCCATCTCAAGCGTGAACTTGGTGATGTAATGTGGTATATTGCTCAGGCGTGTATTGCTCTGGACACTACGATTGAAGATGTGATTTATATGAACATCGAAAAGTTAGAGGCCCGATATCCAGATGGGTTTGAATCGTTTCGATCAGAAAACAGAAAACAAGGAGATGTTTAAAATATGGACTTTCTAAAAGAAATTGCTAAGACAGCAGGCAATGAATATGCTGCACTAGTATCAGAGGGCGTTGAAGCGGGTGATGTAGATTCATTTATTGATACTGGTTCTTATATTTTCAACGCACTAATGTCTGGTAGTATCTACGGTGGACTACCATCAAATAAGATTACTGCCGTTGCTGGTGAAAGTGCCACTGGTAAAACCTTCTTTGTGATGGGTATGGTAAAGTCATTCCTTGATGCAAACCCAGATGCTGGTGTGTTGTATTTTGAGTCTGAATCTGCTATCACAAAACAAATGGTTATTGACAGAGGTATTGATGCATCTCGTATGGTTATTCTTCCAGTAACTACAGTTCAAGAATTTAGAACACAGGCAATTCGTGTTCTTGACAAGTATCTTGAAACTTCAGAAGGTGAAAGAAAACCTTTGATGTTGTGTCTTGATTCACTTGGTATGTTGTCTACAACGAAAGAAGTAGAAGATACTGCTGATGGTAAAGAGACTCGTGACATGACACGGGCACAAGTTCTCAAGGCTGCATTTCGTGTATTGACTTTGAAACTTGGTAAAGCAAAAGTTCCAATGGTTGTAACTAACCACACATATGATGTTGTTGGTTCTATGTTCCCAACCAAAGAAATGGGTGGTGGTTCTGGATTGAAATATGCAGCATCATCAATCGTATATCTTTCTAAGAAAAAAGAGAAGGATGGAACAGAAGTTATCGGTAACATTGTTCACTGTAAGAATGCAAAGTCTCGTTTGACTGTTGAAAACAAGATGGTAGATGTTCGTCTAACATATGACAAAGGACTTGACCGTTATTATGGATTGCTTGACCTTGCATTGAAATATGGTATCTTTAAGTCAGTATCAACTCGTATTGAGTTGCCTGATGGAACTAAAACATTTGGTAAAACAATCAACAATAATCCAGAACAGTATTTCACTGATGAAATTATGCAACAATTGGATGTCTGTGCTAGTAAAGAGTTCAAGTATGGTAATCAAGGTGAAGAGTTGATTGATGAGAATGCAGTCTAATGGAAGATTACATTAGGGTATATGAGAATGTAATTACCCCAGATTTTGCAAAACAATTAATTGCAATGTTTGAGGAGAACCCCGAGCAACATGAGACTATTCAACTTGGGGATCACCGTTCTTTTAAACAAGTAACTTTACAAAACCATAAAGATTGGGAGCCCTTTGTTGCTCCTTTGCAAAATGTATTTTATGAATACATTGAAAACTATATGAGTGATTGTAATATTACACCTAAGATGTTTCCACAACAATTTGCATTTGAACAGTTTAGACTAAAACGATATCTGCCCAATGGGGAAGATCATTTTGATGACCATGTTGATGTTGGTGATATTAACTCTGCAAGAAGGTTCTTAGTATTCTTCTTGTATCTTGACCATAATGAAGGTGGACATACAGATTTCCCACAAGGAAATATTTCTGTTCAACCACAAACTGGTAGAATGTTAATGTTCCCCCCAATGTGGACACATCTTCATGCTGGTAGAAAACCGATTGATAAACCGAAATACATTATAGGGAGTTATCTACATTATGTCTAGTTTAAAAGACATGTATACCTATGTCGAAAACAAAGATAAAACTTGGACTGGCATTGGACTGACTGAAAAGGCAGGAAAATATCAAGGGGTTGTGTATAAGTATGGTAAAGTAGATATTAAAGAGGATGAAGAAAACGATACCGCCTCTTTACAATTTGAGTGGGATATGTTAGACTCTAATGGACTACCAAAAGAAATGATTGGGGATGACTTCTTCAAACTTATTGGTGATATACTACAAGAAATAATTCGTGAACAATTAGATAAGGAAGATTTGCAATATGTCAACACAGACAATAGAGAGAACAACCCTCAGTAATCTAGTTTATAATGAACCTTACGCTCGTAAGGTTTTACCATTTATTAAACCAGAGTATTTTTCTGACAAAACAGAAAGAGTTATATTTGAGGAAATCCATAACTTTATGGATAAGTATGGGAATCAACCCACAAAAGAAACCCTCTCTATTGAGCTTGATAATCGTAAAGATTTGAATGAAGAAGAATTCAAAAGAGTTCTAGATGTTATTAAAACATTGTCTCATGCTGAAGTTGATATGCAGTGGTTGGTTGATACCACTGAAAAGTTCTGTAAAGACAAAGCAGTTTACAATGCTATTCTGAATGGTATTCAGATTATTGAGGGTAAAGACAAAACACATACCTCAGAAGCAATTCCATCTATCCTATCTGAAGCACTTGCAGTTGCATTTGATCAACATGTCGGACATGACTATATTGAAAATGCAGATGAACGATTTGATTTCTATCATAAGAAAGAAGAAAAACTTGAATTTGATTTGGAGTATTTTAACAAGATTACAAAAGGTGGACTTCCACAGAAAACACTAAACATTGCACTTGCTGGAACTGGTGTTGGTAAATCGTTGTTTATGTGTCACATGGCAGCATCGACTTTGATGCAAGGTAAGAATGTTCTCTATATCACTATGGAGATGGCAGAAGAACGAATTGCAGAACGTATTGATGCAAATTTGATGAATATCACAATGGATGACTTGCATGACCTTCCAAAGAAAATGTTCACAGATAAGTTATCTAAAATCCAATCTAAGACAAATGGTAAACTTGTTATCAAAGAATATCCAACTGCATCTGCTCATAGTGGACACTTTCGAGCATTGATTAAAGAACTCGCATTAAAGAAGTCTTTCAAACCAGATATCATTTTTATTGATTACTTGAATATCTGTTCATCTTCTCGTTTCAAAGGTAATGCAACAATCGGTTCATATTTCTATATCAAATCTATTGCAGAAGAGTTGCGTGGACTTGCAGTAGAAAACAATGTTCCTATTATGTCTGCAACCCAGACTACTCGTGGTGGATATGCAAATTCTGATGTTGGACTAGAAGATACCTCAGAATCGTTTGGTTTGCCTGCTACTGCCGATCTAATGTTTGCTTTGATTTCTACAGATGAACTAGAATCTCTTAATCAGATTATGGTGAAGCAGTTGAAGAATCGTTATAATGACCCAGGCTTGAACAAAAGGTTTGTTGTGGGTATTGATAGGGCCCGAATGAAGTTGTATGATTGTGAACAAGAAGCACAGGATGATTTGATTGATTCTGGACAAGATGACACACCAGTGTTTGATAAAGGACAGAATCAGAAGTATGATAAGTTCAATGATATCAAGTTCTAACTCCTTTTCCTTATAAATAGATGTGTAATAATATTTGTTTGAATGGAAAAGGTGCAAATGCAGAGTTTTAAACATTCCTTATCAGAAGGTGCGATGGGTTATGCAGACGTTTTCAAACGTAATAACAAAGTCGCATTCATAGACAAAGCAGTTAAAGGGGAACTTGTTGATACAAACGGCAAGAAACTTCCCCCTGTAGACCCTAATTCTGAACTTATTGGTTTTCTGAATCGTAATGATGCAGAGAACAATAAGCAGTTCCAAGATGTTCTAACAAGAACTTATGGATCATCTCTCACAAAACTATCCATAGACAAAATTGAAAATGGTTTCTCAACACAGGGTGCTGGTGTAGCATCTGGTGCTGATTGGGAAAATATTATCACTTCTCACTATAATCGTCTAAGTGGTAACGAAGGTTACGACTCTGATGCTGATTCAGAAGCAGAAAAGTTTGATGATTGGCATAATGACACTGGTGAGAAACTTGCACAGTCATTTATTAAGGAGATTGGTAAATCTCCTATGCAACAGTTTGGTAAAGGTAAGTCTAAGGCAAACTTATCTAACTTCTGGTTATCACATGGTGGAACAGATGGAACTCCAAAGACAGATATGTATAATAATTCTTATAATATCTCACTCAAAAAGGCTGGTGGTTCTCAGTTAGCATCTGGTGCAAAGGGTGAAACAGTTGCAACTTATAATGCTGCACTTGAGTATTTGGGTTCTGCTGGTGTAACACCAGAGATGGAAAAGATTCTCAAAATGATTGAGGAAGGTTTCCAAAAGGTTGCAACCAAACATACTGTTGGTGAACTTGACAAGTTGTCTAAAAAATCAAAAAGTGATTTGAAACCAGAGGATGCAAAAGCAGTTGCACAGTTTACAGAAACACAAAAGTTCCATACAGAACTAAACAAAGAATTAAAGAAATATATGAACTTTGAAAAACAACCAGAGTTTCTAAAGTGGTATACTTATGAAGCAATGTCTGGTTATAAGAAGTTCTCATTAAAACAAGCTGCTGCATCTGTCTGTATGGAATTTAATGCAGATAAAGGAACAGTTTCTAAGTTTATTGAAGTTACTGCTGATGGTAGAAGTTCTGGTTTGACAGACAATCCATCTGTTGGTAGTAAAGTCATTGGTATTTCATCTAAAGTAAAAGTATATGCTGCATATAAGTCTGGTGGTGGTAATCCATATTCTACATTAAGACTTGGACTTGCAGAGGATAACCAGTCATTTGATGAAACCCTTAATCTTGCTGGTATTATCAGAGAAGAAATTATAAATGATAAGATTTGTAATATGTTAGTTGAAGACAGATACCAGTTGGATGAATTTGCAATTGTTAAAAAAGCATTTGGCAAGTTGAAAAAGATGGGTAAAGATGTTAAAATATGGTTTGGTAATTTGTTGACAAGAATTATGGAAAGAGTTAAAGTAGTATTTGATAAAATTAAGAACATGGGTTCTAAAATGTATGAAGCACTATTTGGTTTCCTTAATATTAAAGTTGACAAAGTAAAAGCATCTATGCCTAAAGAACTTGAAGGGTTTATTTGATGATTAAATTTAACGATTTTCTGACAGAGGATAAGGGTGGTAAGAACCTTCACCTAGAACATATTGAGGATGAGATTCTTAATTATGGTATTGATGGTGGTCGTGCCGCAATTAACTTTGTTCAGTCATTAAGAGATATGCTTGCTGGTGCAAGTCGTAGTTCTGTAAACATGACTGTTAAGTGGGATGGTGCGCCTGCAATCTTTGCTGGAATTGACCCATCTGACGGCAAATTCTTTGTTGCAAAGAAATCAGTATTCAATGTAAATCCAAAACTATACAAGTCAAATGCAGATATTGATGCAGATACTTCTGGTGATTTAAATGCAAAATTCAAAGTCGCTTTTGCAGAATTTCCTAAGTTGGGAATAAAAGGTGTCTTGCAAGGTGACTTGATGTTTACAGATTTAGAAAAAGAAAAAATTGATGGAATATCATATCACACATTCCAACCAAACACAATTGTCTATGCAGTTCCAGTTGATAGTGATTTAGGTAGAAAAATGAATTCTGCAAAGATTGGTGTAGTATGGCATACAACTTATGAAGGTGATGAATTACAGTCAATGAAAGCAAAGTTTGGTGCAGATACTTCTAAGATGAATAAGGTTTCTTCCATATGGATGGATGATGCAACGTATAAGGATACTGCTGGACAGGCGACAATGACACAATCAGAAACCGCTGATGTTACTAAATCATTGTCAAATGCTGGTAAGGCATTTAGAACAGTTAATTCTGGACTACTAAGAAGTTTCCTTTCTATTCAGGCAAGTTTTACAGGAAATCTTGCTGGTGCATCACTTAAAACATATAACAACTCTAAAGTTCGTAAGGGAGAACCAATTGGTAATCCTAAGGCTCATGCACAAGGTTACTTAAAGTGGGTAGAATCTACGTTCCAAAAAAATATTGATAAACTAAAAACTCCTGCTAAAAAGAAAGAGTTGGAAGTAAAGAAACAAGAAGTTGTTCGTGAACTAAAAAAACATACAACCAACTTAGCAAATATCTTGACATTTCAGAACCATATTGTAGATGCTAAGATGGGTATTGTTAAAAAACTAAATAGTGTTAAGCAAATGACAGACACGTTTATTCGCACTTCAAATGGATTTAAAGTTACAAATCCAGAAGGGTTTGTTGCCATTGACAGAGTGAGTGGAAGTGCAGTAAAATTAGTAGACAGAATGGAGTTTAGTTTTAATAACTTCACTGCAATCAAGGCGTGGGATAGATGAAGACCTTTGACGAATTGATGGTTGAACTGGTAGAGAAGAAGGCAGTCAGTCTACAGACTAGACGCAAGATGGCGCTTCGTATGAAAAAACTCGCTCGTTCTTCTGCTTTCAAAGCGAAGGTTGCTAGAAAGAAAATGAAACTTGCAACACCAGAAATGTTGCACAAAAGGGCGTTGAAAAAGGCAAAGATGTTTGTTATACAAAAGTATGCTGGACATGATGCTGCATCTTGGAATGCACTTTCTCCTGCTGCTAGAATGGAAATTGACCAAAGGATTACTGCCAAGAAGGGTGTAGCAATTCAAAAGATCGCCAAAAAAATGATGATGAAAATGAAAAAAGCAGAGGTTGAAAGATTAAGAGATTTAAAGATTGCAAAAGCGGAAGGTAGTGCAGAACAATGAAAAAGTTTTCAGAACTAAAAGAGGCAAGAGGAGATACATGCGTCTTTACATTTGGACGTTTTAATCCACCAACTACTGGACATGAAAAGTTGTTGGATAAGGTTTCAGCAGTTGCGAAAGCAAATGTTGGTGCTCCTTATTATATCTTTGCAAGTCACTCTGAAAACGCAAAGAAAGACCCACTACCGTATTCTAAAAAAGTTGCATACATGAAGAAGATGTTCCCAAAACATGCAAGGAACATTGTTGTAGACAAAGCAAGAAATGTGTTTGAGATTGCAGTCTCATTACACAACAAAGGACACAAATCAATCGTAATGGTTGTTGGTTCAGATAGAGTTGCAGAGTTCGATTCTCTATTGAACAAGTATAATGGTGTTGAAGCAAGACATGGATACTATGGTTTTGACAACATCGAAGTAGTCTCTGCTGGTGAGCGTGACCCAGATGCAGAAGGTGTTACTGGAATGTCTGCATCAAAGATGAGAGCAGCTGCTTCTGCAAATGATTTTGAACAGTTCAAACTTGGACTACCAAAAGGTTTCAATCAAGGAATGTCTCTGTTTAAAGATGTTCGTAAGTTCATGGGAATTCGTGAATCCTTTATTGTTCACCAAGTAGAACAAACTGAAGAAGATGTAATTCGTGACTTGTATATTGAAAATAAAATCTTTACACTTGGCGAAGAGGTTTCAGATACATACACTGGTGTGCATGGAAAGATTATTCGCAGAGGAACAAACTATGTTACCTTTGCAGAAGATGATGGAACTACTCATAAGAAATGGTTGTATGAATTGGAACTTGCAGAAGATTGCTGGGCTGGTTTCAAACAAGTTGACGAAAAACAAGACAAAGATATTAAAGATAAAGAGGGAACTCAACCAGCAAAGTATTTTGCAAAGGACGCTGAAGGTGATGCAATGTCCAAGTCTACAAAAGACAAAAGAGATGCACACTTTAATAAAGGTAAAGAGAAGGATGATGATGATTCTTCTGCATACAAACCAGCGCCTGGCGATGCAACTGCAAAGACTAAACCATCTAAGTCTACAAACAAGATGAAAAAGAAATTCCCAGATTTGTATAAAGAAATGAAAGAGGGTGCTGCAGATAAGTCACTTGCAAAGAAAGCAGAAGCATCTGGTATATCAGTATCTATTCTTAAACAAGTTTATAAAAGAGGTGTTGCCGCATGGAGAACAGGACATCGCCCAGGCACTACGCCTGAGCAGTGGGGTCATGCAAGGGTTAATTCTTTTATCACAGGCGGTAAGACACGAACAACTGCTGATGCAGATTTGTGGAAACAACACAAAGGTAAATCCGAAGAGAAAGAAGATCCTCGTGAAATCGGGACAGATGCAAGAAGAGAGGTAACTCAACAGATGACGCCAGGACAGGAAGTTAAAAAGTTCTCATTCAAAGAACATTTGGATTGTGGAACACCAAACTGTTGTAACGAATGCGAAGCTTCAAATTTGATTGAATCTAACGTATATCGTGTAGGTTCAGAAAAGTATTACGAATTCTTT